TCAAAGCTAGTCCCGCACGACCCCCCATGATGGTGTTTCTTAAGCCTGTGGTCATTGCTTTACCTGCTTGTTGACCAACTGCTGTGTTAAGTCCCAATGCACCAGCATTTAAAGTTTTTAATGCCTCAAAGCCAACGGCTACGTTTCTACCGTGACCGTCTTCCGTACTTAATGCATCATTGCCTATAGCTACGTTTTCTTGAGTAGTATTACTTGCTGCTCCTAAAGAGTTATAACCGATTGCAACATTAAGACCATCCCCAGAAGTTATTCCATCACCTGCACTGCCACCGATAAGGGTGTTTTTAATAGATGTGGTCATTATTTTACCAGCATCAAAACCTACAGCAGTATTAAAACCTTCTGCTCCTGCATTTAATGTTTTTAAAGCATTATTACCAATGGCTACATTTTTACCATGTGCATCTTCTGTGATTAAAGCCTCATGTCCAATAGCTACATTTTCATCCCCAGTAGTAAGGGCTGTCCCTGTATTTTTACCAATTACGATATTTCGTATGCCACCAGAGACAATGCTATTACCTGCATTTTCACCAATGCGTACATTATCTGTACCTGCTGAAGCAGTAATAATATCTGCACCATCTGCAAAGGTTACGTCAGCGGCAAAGTTAACTGCGCCATCTACGTCAACAACGTCTAGGTTGGTTGTACCGTCTACGTCTAGGTCTGTACCAACAAACAATTTCTTAGCTATACCAACACCACCGTCAACAATTAAAGCACCTGAAGTTGAGCTAGTTGAGTCAGTAGTAAGATTTAAGTTAACAGCACCGCTTGTATCAAGAGTTGTTACAGACGCAGTAGCAGCAGCGCCAGACCCAAGAATACCGTCTAATGTACCAGTAAATCCAGTAGCTGTTATTTGATCAGTTGCAGTAATACCATCCACAAACAAGTTAGCCCAACGAACACTGGTTGTACCAAGATCGTCAGTGCTGTCTGTGTCAGAAACAATATTGGAACCACTTGTAATTCCACCCGTTGCTACCTGTGTAGCTGTAGTAGTTAATACTCCTGTGACACCTAACGTACCTGCTACTGTAGCATTTACATCTACGTCTAGTGTATCTATGTGTGCAGTACCATCTATAAATAGATTACGCCACTCTTGACTTGCAGAACCAAGGTCATACGTATCATCATCATCAGGTATAATGCTTGAGTCAACGTCAGCACCAAATACAACGTTATCTGTAGCTGCATCACCAAGAGTAATTGTACCACCATTAAATGTAGTAGTACCTGTTACTGTAGCATCACCTGCAACTGTAAGATTACCACCTACAAGTAAATTACCTGATACATCTAGTATACCATTCATATCAATTGTAGTAGCAGCAATCTGGATCTCTGTGTCAGCTATAAGATCAAGTTGACCATCAGCACTAGAGTGGATGTAGATAGCAGTGTCACGAAACTGTAGCTTCTCTGATGTAGCAAGTAATATGTCATCAGAGAACGTAAAGTAATCCTCATCTTCACTCCAGATGATAGCACCATTGTTAGAGCCGCCGTCCCAAGTAAGTGTAATGTCACCTGCACCAGTACCTATAGTAACATTGTCAGATGCCACTAAAGATATAGGACCGCCTTCTCCAGCAGTACCATCGTGAGTGTGTCCTGTATTAACAGCAAATGCAGCTAGAAGCTGATCAAACTCATTGTTAAACAGATTGGCGGTAATTACATCGCCATCTGTAAAGGTTGATTGTCTTGTGTATGTAGCGCCCATTTAACGTCTTGCTCCTAATGTATACTCTAACTGAAAACCTTTAAGGGAGTAAGGTGCAGACTCACCCCCGTCATTTATTCTCAGTACAACAGAAAAACCTGATCCCTCTACTGGCTGTCTTATAAGAGGCTGAGAAGGCCCACCAAAAACAAACCTGACTGCACCGTCTGCAGTACTAAATACAGCTAATCCAAATTGTGCAGCTACTTGATTAGAATCTAAAGAGTAAGGCTCAGGTCTAGTAGAGTCTGCATTCTCATTATCATATCTTAAAACTAATTCTGCATCAAGAGCAGACTCAGGCTTATAGTTAATAATAACCCTTTGCATATGTTTTCGTATGCCTGTGTCCCCAAAGGCCAAGTCAGAACTTCTATATTTTCCTAGTACAGGTATACCATCAAAGGTGTTACCTTTTTCTTGTCTATGAACGTGACCAGCAAAGTCCCCGTGTAATACTATGACATCACCAGCCTGTACAAAGGTATCTGTACAAGCAGGTTTTATACCACGTATCTCAGAGAACTCAAAGTTATCTTGCTTCATAACGCAAGTAACGCCTCTTGTAATACTATCAGCTTCGCCATCTTTAGTAAAGAATATTCTGTACTGTGTCTTGTCTGGTATGACAACACTTTCAAATAGCAAAGAGTCCTTAATGTTTTTATCAAAAATAGATTGTACGTTTCTACTTATTGTACCAAGTTCTGTGTCGCCAATCTTTGCGGTAGCAGCAACTGTACGCAGTCCATCAGGTCCAAGGAATACTAAGTCACCACCAAATTCTTGTATGGTGTCACCATTAATACAACCAATGTTTCTAGTAACAGGTACGATAGCAAAGTCTGCTGCTGTGTTTCCTGCAAGTTTAAATATTCTGTTTTCACAAAAGATAAACAGACTGTCACGGAAAACTTTTATGCCTGTAATAGTATCGTCTACTCTAATGGTTCCTGCAGGTAAAGATACACCCGTGCTAAAACCATCCTCGTTAAAGCCTTCACTAAAACTTAATAGTTCTGGGGTAGTAGATTTACCAGCATAGAACATATGAGATTTATAAGAAGCTAAAAACTTAGAACCTGCAACTGCACTTGCACTGACATCAGTTGCGCTAAGAGCTAAGTTAAAAACTACAGGTGCATTTACTTCATCTACACATGCAATCTTTTCATTACCATCATAATTGAAACGTTCAAACCTATACTTAGAAGCATTAGTTCTACCAGTGTCTATCTCTGTCCAAGGTGAGGAGACAGTTACCCTAGAAACGTGTGCAGCTGCAGTAGTATTTTCTGTGGCACGAGTTACACCTGTAAATTCGTTAGGTAGTGAAGCAGCGTCTACTCCTGTATAAGTAAATTTTTCTAACTCTAACTGTAGAGTACCACTAGTTGCAAAACCTGCAACAGAGTCTACAATAATTGTACCTGAACCAGACATAGTTGCATTAGCAGTTATAGCAAAGGCCAGTTCCGTAGAAGCAGCAGAGAATATCTTTTCTCCTCTACATGCTATTACTTTGTTACCAAACTTAGCTACACCTATTACCTTCTCGTTGATACTGGCTGTATGTGGTACTACATGATTGACATACCTACGGTAGCCGTTCATTCTTCTGTAGCCACCCTCAACGTCAGGTTCAAAGTTTTCTAGTACTAAAGCTTCTCCCGGTTTCATAAGAAAAGAAGAACGGTTTAAAACTAAACCGCCCTCACAATTAAATGCTGCAGGTTGTACACTAGAACTATCAACCATTAAAAAGATATTCCAATATTATAATTGCTTGGTCTATATATAACAGTTGACCTAACGTACTCATATTTATTTACAAGAAGACTTTGTACATTCTTTATACCCTGTTCAAAACGTACAAAGTTTGTATTGTACTGATCTAGTTCTCCACGGTACTGATACACAAAAGCAGTAGCACCGTCTACAATAATAGGAGAGAACCTGTCAGGTATACTAGTAGTGTCTGCTTGTGCAGCTAAGTCACTTGGAAATGTAAAGAAGTCAAACACTAATGTGTATTGTTTATCAGGTAAAGGATATAGTAAATAATTATTATCTGGAGTACGTACAATAAACTGAGGTACTCCACCATTTGTAAATAGTGCTACCTGTACACCAGTGGCATGGGCTGCAGCCGTAGTGCTGTTAGCACCCCTAGTGCAACCAGTAAAGGTAGTAGACGTAGTACCTGTGTAAGATACTTGCTCACCTAGTATAAAGAGAACTCCACTAGTAGCAAAGTCTGCAGTACTTACCACAGTAATTGTAGTGGCACTGTCTGTTAAAGAACCGTTTAGTGTTGTTGCGTCTACTTCATCTTCTTGAATAGCAAAGCCCCTACTAATATATTCATTATAATCTAGCTTTGTAAGATTGCCACCTGAAGTATTTAGGTCAGCGTTCTTTTTTATTCTAGCTGTATTATAATCAATATGTTTAGTACTAGCGGGTACAGTGTACCTAGTTGTACCGGGAACTAACGTAGATACATTAGTTGCGTGATTAAAAGGATAACCAAATTCTTTTTGATTAATGTATCGTATGGATTCATTAACAGCATTTTGACATTGTATCTGAACACCTCTAGCGTCTGCAAAGTTAGCAGCAGTAAGAGTAACTTCATTCATACGAGTTATAACATCGTTAGTTAATGAAAGATATGTCAGGGCCATTATGTTTCCTTAAAATGCAGCAATGGGGCCAGCACAAAGCCAGCCCCAAAGTTTAGTGTAGTATTACAGCAAGTCACGCTGGGCTTCACCAGCTTCAGTGTGAGCAGCCGAAACATCTGCAATTACTGCATAGACACGTAAGCGTCCAGTAGCAGCAGCAGCACCAGCAATAACAACATCAATGGTATCTGAC